CGCCCTCCTGGTGCTGGGTGATGCGCTTGAGGGACACGTCGGCGATCTCGCCCACCACCGTGAACTGGTGGCGCCGGGCCACGGCCGTGGCGATGCCCCGCAACGTGGTGCCCTCGTAGGCCTGGGAACGCTTGGTGCGTTGGGGCTCGGTGATGCCGGAGGCCAGCGCCCGGATATGCATGACCGCCTCGGGACCGCTGATCTCGACCTCCTCAATCTGGAACGAGCCGCACGGCATAAGCTCCTCGCCGGCATAGCCCATGGCCACCACCACGGACATCCCCTGGGTCGGGTACCAGTCCGTGCGCCACACGCCGGTCGAGTCCTCCAGGACCAGGTCAATCTCGTCCGAGGCGCCATGGGCGTGATCGGTGTAGGTGACCGACCGGACATAGGTCATGATCTCGGCCGTGACATCCTTGCCGGCCATGGCCACGGTCCAACGCGGGGTGCGGACGGCTAGCGCTTCCATGGGGGGAGATCCTCCGAAAGGGTGTCGACTGTGGTCAGCACCGGGATGGTGAGTCGCAGGCCGCCGGGCAGGACCGGCGCGATGGGCACGTCGGGATTGGCGTCAATGATCTGCTCATAGGCCAGAGGATCGCGGTAGTAGCGCCAGGCGAGCAGGTCCCAGCGGTCTCCCTGGACCGTGACGTGGAGGAGTGCCCGGCTGCTCATGCCACCCTCAGCAGGGCGCGCAGGCCCACGAGCGGATCAGTCCCGGCGGCATAGGCCTCGGCCGTGTCCCGGATCGTCTCATACACGGGCAGGTTGCCACCCAGGGCCTCGATCACCGCGCAGACGGACGTGTCGGCGATCAGCTCGCCGGCCCGGGTCAGGTCGCCGTCCAGGGCTAGGCTCAGGGCGGCCACGCCGGCCACCAGCACGTCCGATCCGGCGGCCTGGGCCACGGCCATGGCCGCCTCCACCACCGGGATCTCCGGCAAGGCGGTGAGGGTATCGGCTACCACCCCGGCAATGGTCGCGACATCGGACACCACGCCGGCCGCTGTCTGGGCCAGGGCAGCCAGTCCGGCCACGCCCAGGCCGATGGCGCCGGCCAGGCCGTAGGCCGCGTCCACGACATCCGCCAGCACATCAAGGCCCAGTTCGCCCAGCTCGGCGGCCCGGGCCAATGTCAACATGGTCTGGGACAGCTCTGTGTCGGTGTCGACTTCGAGGGCGGCGTCCACATCCGCCGTCTCGTCCCAAAGGATGGCGCCCGGGACCGGGTCACCCTCGGCCACGACCGCCTCGCCCGTCTCCTGAACGTCCGTGCCCACCCACTCGCGCAGCCGCAGCTCGGCTGTTTGGGCGATGGTGCCGCCGTACTGGTCGGTGACGAGCGTCTGCTCGCGGATCTCGACGATGGTGTACCGGCCGAGGTACTGGCCAGTGCCGAGAGACAGGGGCAAGGCCGTGTGCTCGGCGGCGATGGCGCGCAGGTCGTACATGACCGTGTCCGGATCGCAAAACACAGAGTGCAGCCGGATGGTCCAGTTGCGCTCGTCCAGCTCGTCGCCGGTCCATTGGGTGCGAGGCTTGCCCTCGATCACCGGGTGGACGGCGTAATCGTGCCGCGTGGAGAGATCGGCCGTCTCCGGGGCCAACAACAAGTCAAACCAGAGATCACCCAGCAACGCCCACATCAGTATTGCCTCCGGGCGTTGCGGGCCATGGCCTCTTCAACGAGGCGCACCAGCTCATGTTGGCGTTCTTTGAGGGCGGCCATGATATCGTCCTTAGCCGTACCGGTGCCGTGAATGGTGATCTGGGGCGCGAAATGCACGGTGACGGCGCCACCGCCACCGCCATGGGCCGGAGCGGCGGCAAGCGCCGGGCGCGGCGTGGCGGAGGCATGGGCGGAGGCGACCATAGCCGGCGAGGACAAGGAGGCCATGGCCGGCGAGGTGAGCGGCGCCAGGGCCAGCATACCGGCAGTGGCCGCCGCGCGCATGGCGTTGACCAAAGGGGCGGGATGTAGCGTCTCGGCGATGGATTCAATAATATGGATGCGCGGAATATCACGGAACGGGCCGGTCTTCGCAGGAGATCTCGGGAAATGATCCATGATTTTCCCGGCGAATTGACCTACCCAGTCCAGCACAGTTCCCGATACGCTTTTCATACCTTCCAAAATGGAGGTGATAATCTTCGCCCCGATATTGACCATATCGGCAGCAAGTTTCACTAGGTCAGACACAATACTTGCGCCAAGTTTTGCAATTCCGATTGTTATATCAGCAAATATTTTCCCAGCCGATTTCCCAAATGATGCTGTTGTTTTTTCACCTTTTTCGAAACCACCCAGTATTGATTTTAATATATCAAAAACCTTTGTTCCAATTTCTAGACCATAGTCTAAAAATGCCTTGACTGCATTGCCTAAGGATTGCAGTGCCGGAATTACATGAGCGCTTACGTCATCAATATAGGGTTTTAATTCTTGTGATACGATTTTAAACTCTTCAACAAATCCACTGGCAAACCCACCAGAAAAAGTTTTGAGAACATTCCAGAATTTATTCAGACCTTCGGCTACACTTGAGAATAGAGCTTTGCCCTTTTCAAGGTACGGTTCGACGGACTTGAAGCTTTCGCCGAGTTTTTTGAACAGATCACTGCCTTTGACCGTCCCTTCGATACTCCTCCACATCTCAGTGAGACTCGCCCCAAAACCTCGCCCCCTATCGATTCCTTTGCCCACCGTCGAACGTTGACGCCCATCGCGGCTATCATGATAGACCGGTGCCTGCGGGGCAAAACGATTCCATAGCCACCGCCCCGCTTCTTTGGCCTTGTCTATAAGCCACGTGAACTTCTCGCCGATTTTTTCGAGATAGGGCATGATTGGGGCAAGACCTTCCTTGAGCCCCATCCAAAATCCTTGAAAGAAGTCTTTGACCGTTTCCCAGTTGGCCAGAACCCAGATCGCTCCAGTCGCGATGGCAGCAATAAGGAGGGATACAGGGGAAAACACGGCCGCCAACACTCCACACAGAGCCGCCAACCCGCTACCCAGTACGCCAACAACGATCCCCAGCCCTCCCAGGACCACCAAGAGGCCGCCCACAGCCAGGGCTCCAAGGCCAAGCCATTTGACGAGGTTCTCGTTTTGCTTGACCCACTCCATCATGGGGCCGCCCACAAAGTCGTTGACCGCGTGTATGAGCGGGTACAACGATGTGACCACGGGACCACCCACGGCCGCCCAGAAATTTTCGATGGTGCCGGTGAGCGCCTCCCAGGTATTGCGCGCGGATTTGTTGGTCTCCTCAATGCGCCGCATAAGGTCGGCTTGCCGGGCCATGGTATCCATGGCCTTGTGGAGACCGGACACGCCGGCCTCGGACAACATGGATGCGACCCGTCCCCCCTCAGAACCAAAAATCTTGTTCATGACATTGAGCTTTTCCTGCTCGGTCAGGACCTTGAGCTTCTCCAATTCGCCAACCATCTTTTCCAAACCCACGAAATGGCCGGCGCTGTCAAAGAACTGCATGCGGATACCGGCATGACGCAAGTCGGCATTGATCTCCTTCATGACTTTGGAATTTTTGCCCAGCTTCTGTTCCATCTGGCCGATGTTGTTGAGCATGGACGAAAAATTGGTGCCGAATACCGAGCCCTCCATGCCCTTCTGGCGGGCGATGCCCTGCATTGCCAAAAACATCTTGGTGTTTTCGATACCGGTCAGCTTGAGGTTGTTGAGGGTGGCCCCGGCATACTGGGCAGCGTATTTGATCTCCTCGGGGCCCAGACCGAAGGCGAACTTGGCCCGCTGCGTGAGATCGGCCATCTTGACCAATTCGTTTTCCGCCAATCCGAACGCTTCGCGGAACTTGGCCACCATCTCGGCCGCGCCGGCCTGGGGGAGTTTGAGGACAACGCCTAAATAGGCGGCCGCCTTGAGGCCACCGCCCACCACAGTTTCCAGGGCGGTGCCGTTTTCGATGAGCGCCCTGGCACTGTTCACGAAATCGGCTGTGGTCCCGGGCAGGACGTTGCCCAGTTCGATGGCCTGGCGGTTGATTTCCTCGAACTGGGGCGGAACCTGGCCCAGGTTATCCATCATGGCCACGCGCAGATTGGTGCTGGCTTCATCCAGATCCGCGAACGCCTTGATGGGCGTCTCCATGGCCGTAAGGATGCCATGCCCCATCAGGCTGGCCTTGGTGCCCATCTCGGTGAGCTTGGCCGAGACCTCGGAAATCTTATGCTGAAGCTTGGTGAACCCCTGGGTCGCCTTGTCCGTGGCGCCGTTGATGATTCCGCTCATCTTGTCGATGGCGGTCAGGACGATGCCGATCTGGACCAGGCTGTTCATGTGGGGCTCCGGGTGGCAGGGGCGGCATTTTGCCGCCCCTGCTAATCCGCCTTGTTCATGTCGTTGTGATACTCCACGGCCTGCCGGCACCACCGGGCCAGCTCAACCGCGTCCATGTCCATCAGCTCGGCATGGCTCCAGCCCGTCACTGCGGCGAGGTGGAGGACGGACCGCTCGTCGACGGCAAAAAATCGCTGCCGTAGAAGTCCGAAAACCGGCTGGTCAGGCGCATGACGTCGGCCAGGCCCATGTCGAGCACATCCTCCATGACGCGTTTGCCGCCGTCGAAGGTGCAGAGGCTGGCGAGCAAGGCGTACATGATCTGATGCGGGTCCTGGCCGGCCATGCGCTGGGCGGCGAGCAAGTCGCGCCCTTTGCCCCGCCGCATGACGCAGGTCACGCCCGAAGGCAGCACGAACGGCTCCTCCCCGGGCACGATCTGGGGCGGGGTCGGCTCGGTCGGGGGCGTGGCCTCCTCCGGAGCCGGATCGGGCTGGACCTGATCGGCCGGCTGCGGATCAATCGGGGCATCGGGCTGGGACTCGGCCGGGGGTGTCTGCTCGAGGTTGTTCGGATCAATGCTGTTCGGATCGGGCATATGCGCTCCTTGTGTTACGCGCCGATGTTGGCGCGGTAGGTGGCCAGCAGATCAACACCAGCCACTTTGAGGATGTTGGACAGGACGTCGACCTCGTAGAGTTCCACGTCGTCGTTGACGCACTTGAGGTACGTCACATTGAACTTGCTCGGGAATTCCGCCGGATTGGCCTGCTTGTATTCACCGAAGGCGATCTCCTTAAAGGTCCCCCGCAGATGCACCACATAGGGAACCTCCGCGATCAGGCCGGCATCCGTCCAGGACTGGAGCGAACCGCGCACTTGCAAGGCCGTGGCTGTGAAAGGATTGCAGACCGAGGGCATGACGTCAGGATAGAAGGAGGCCCACTTGAAATCGGCTTCGAGCTTGTCGATGCCGACAAAGAGATCTACCTTGCCGATCATGCCCAAGGCCTTGTGTTCGGCCATGGTGTATTTGACGGCCGGGACCTTGGCCTCCTCGCAGCGCCCCAGCATGGACGATCCGTCCAGGTAGACGTTGCAGTTGGCCAGCCGGTTGATGGTGATAAGGCTACTCATGATTGCTCCTTATCAGCTAGACGTATTGGCCGTGCTGTTGAGTTCAGAGAGATAGTTAATGTTGACCCGGGCCTCGAAGGTGATGCGCTCGGCCGGCGGAGGTGGCATGAAGTCGTACGAGAATACGATGTGCCCGGCGGCCAGTTCCGTGGCCTCATTGAGCGACTTGTCGTACCAGCACTTGCCATCGATGATGGCGCCACGCGCGATCAACGTGCGCAGGAAGGCGTTGACCGACTCGGTCACCGCGTCGATGAAGGCGCTGTTGATGGGACGGTCGACAAATTGCAGGGAACTTTGCTCCACGGACTCGGCAATGATGTCCGCGACTCTCCTTATGCAGACGAACTGCTTGGGTCCGGTGTTGGTGGGCCAGGCGGCCGAACGGTTGCCCCAGGCGCGCAGGCCCGTGGCGTAGGCATTGAAGACGGTGGTAACGCCGACCTCGTTGAGCTGGTTGACCTCACTGTTGGGATCATTGATACCAGCCGTCAGCAGCACCTCCATGCCGGTGATGCCCTTGATCTCGTGGTTGCTGAGGCTCCACCAGTAGCCCTGATCCAAGTCCACGGCCGCCTGCAACCCGGCCAAGCGCGACGACAACGGCTCCAAGGTCGTGATGTCGGTGTCCGTGTCATAGACCTTGACGTGGGGGTAGCACAGGACCGCCCGGTAGCTGGACGTGTCAAAGGCAATGGCGCCGCTCGGTCCCCGGCCGGCCAGGGCCTGCTGGAAGGTGGTGCCGACCGGCGCGTCGATGAAGGCGATGGCGCGCAACGCCTCGGCTTTGACGATCAGCTCGGCCATCACCCCGGCCAGAGGCGAATAGCCCGGGGAGATGAGCAACTTGGGCCAATAGCCAAACAGGCTGTGGGCATCGAGCCAGGCCTGCATGCCGGTGCGTTCGCCGGCCGCGTTGGTCTCGCCGATGATGTCGGAGGCCGCAACCTTGCTCGGATCGGCGTAGGTGTAGGCCACCTTGACCGTGGCTCCGGCGGCGATGGTCCCGCCGGCCACCCGGGTGATGGTGCCCTCCACCGCATCCAGGGTGTAATCCGTGCCCAGGGCATAGGTGGTGGTGCCGTCGCTCGATTTGACCGTCACGGCCGACAATCCGTAATGGCCCAGGTCGATCACCCCGTCGCTGTCAAAGGTTTTGGCTGCCTCGGGCACGGCCGTCTTGTGCGTGTCGGGGTCGAAGACGTTGATGACGATCACCGCGCCGTAGCCCGAGTTGTCGGACTGCTGGTCGCGGATGGCGTCCAGGGCCTGGGGGATGGTGTAGCCGTCCCGGGCCGTGCCGAAATACTGGGCGGCCGTTTTGTCATTAAGAACAACGACCGGCTGATTGATGGTCCGGTAGGCCTCGGCGCACTCGAAAATGGGCGCGGTGCCGACCAAGCCGATGACGGCCGTCTTGACCAGGCTGATGGAGACGGCGCCGTCGTCGATCTCGGTGGTCTCGACGCCGTGCAGATAGTTAGCTGCCATTGGCGGCCCCCGTGGCGGTCGTGCCGGTCGAGGCGGTCCCCGAGCTGGCGGTGCTGGCCGATGTCGTGGTGGTGCTCGCGGTCGCCGCGCTCGCGGAGGCCGTGGCCGTCGCGGTCGTGACCGTGGTGGTGGCCGCGACCGGCCCGAGCAGGGTCAGATGTTTGCGGGCCACGAGCGCCTTGACATAGGCGTTGTCGCCCGGGAGCGTGACCTCGGCCCCGGGCGACAGCAGCACGTCGCGGCCGCCGGCCAGGGTCACGGCCGACAACGGCCCCTGATAACGGTATCGCATATCCATGGATTACCTCTCTGCGGTGATGATCTCGCCGTCCGGATCGCGCAGGCTGATCTTGGCGGCGGCCAGGGCCATGGCCACGTCGTCGGGCAACATGGCCTGGGACACCCAGGGCACGTCGGCGGCATAGACGGCGGTGTAGGTCCACACGCCATTGCTCACATCCTCGAAGCGCTCCCGCACCGGGTAGAACCGGGCGCCCTTGATGTCCTGGTTGGACACAGCCAGCCGGATGGCCGACAGCACGGCGTAGGCGCCGACGTGGGTGCGCAGGGACCGGGTCTTGACGACGAGCTGGTATTCGAGGTGCTGGGTCTGGGTGGCGCCGGCCAGCACGCCCGGGCCGCCGAACCGGCCGCCGCCGTACCCGACCAACACCGCGCCGGCGGGATGGGTCAGGCGGTAGTTGTCCGGATTGTCCGGGAACGGCTGGACGGCCAGATCCGGCAGCGCGGCGGCCAGGACCGCCACCAGTTCGGTTTCGATGGCTTCGATCACTTAAAATGACTCCAGGGTGTCTTCGCCGAATTCGCGATGGCGCGTGTTGACCCGAACACTGGACGCATGGGGCGCGGGATCGGGCTGGCCGGCGGCCACGCCCAGGGTGACCTTGCCGGCCTGGATCTCGCGCAGGAGCCGCAAGGCCGTGTCGTAGCCGCGCTCCAGGTTCTTCGGGGCCTCGCCGTTGGCATTGGCGTCGGGCCGGCGGGTCCAGAGGCGATAGGCGACCAGATCGGCCGCGATCTCGCGCACCAGGCCGGGGACGGGATCGAGCGGCAGCACGTAGCGGTCGCGCAGATACCCGTCCACGACCTCGCCGGCCGCTGCGATCTCCGCGTCGAGCACGTCGGTGTCCACGGACGAGGGCGGCACGGCGTCGTCGGTCAGCTCGATCAGCCGATCCCGGGTCAACCGCCGTTCAAGGTCGGACAAGGCGCAGTACACTTACTTGCTCCCCTTGGCCTTGGCCGCCTTGGCGGTCTCGGCGGTTCCGTCGGTGGTGGATTCCGTGTCGGCCGATGCGGGCTGGGCGACCTCGGCCGGGGCCGACGCGTCCTGGCCGGTCGCGGCGGCATTGCCAGACGTTCCGATGGGAGCCGTCTGGGTGGCCGGGGCAGCGGCGTCAGTCTCGGTTTCGGGCGCCAACAACTCGGGAAGATCGATCGGCTTGGCCAAGGGCTCATTGTCAGGGACCTCCTCGGCCGCGCCGCTTTCGATCAGGGACAGGGCGAGATCATCGTCCAGGACGCCGGTTGCACCAGCCTCGATCCGATGGCCGTCGTGCAACACCGCATGCAACAGCTTGATTTTCATGGTGCCTCCTTACGCGGCCACGTTTTGCAGGAAATAGGCGGCGTCGGGGCAGGTGATCACCTCGGCCGTGGACTCGCCGGCCCGGACCTTGGTGCCGCCGCGCAGGCCGATTTCCTTGGTGTCCCAGGCCCCGGCCACGGGCTGCCCAAACGGGACCGTCATCCCGAAGGTCACGTCCCGCTGGGGCGCGGCCTGGCGGTTGCGGTAGGTCAGTGCAATGTGCTTGCCCCAGCACCGGGCCAGATTGGCCGCCTGCCCCTTGCGGGCGGTATTGACGAAGGCCTCACCGACGAGGATCTCGTCCAACTCAAACAAGTCGGCCACGTCCTGGCGCCGGGCGATGCCGGACTCGCCGGCATTACGCAGGCAGGCGGATACGATCTCCGGATGCCGGGACAGCACGGACCAGGCCGGACGGCCGATGACCATGGTGTTGGGCCGGATCACGCACGCGTCCAGGGCGTTGGCGATGGTGGCGATGGGATGGCTGTTGGTGGTGTCCGAAAACTGGCTGGTGCCGGACAGGGTCACCTTGTTGGCTGTCGGGTAGGTGGCGGCGTTGAACACCAGGCCGGCCACCCGCACCTCGCGGTCCAGGGCGAGCAGGTTCATGATGTATTCCACGGAATTGGCGCGCGGATCGATGCCGGCCGGGGCGTTGGCCATGTCCGAAGCCGGAATGGAGTCTTCCAGGCCGTAGTCCGTGGTGCTGCCCGTCTTCTCTTCGGCCGTGAACTCGACCTGGTTCACCTTGCCCCGGCGGCCAACCTTGGTGTCCGGGACCGTGAAGCCCTGGGCCAGGTTGTAGAGAAAATAGATGAACTCTTCCTTGGACACGGGCGTGACCCGGGGCAGCACCAGGTCAGCGATCATCGCCCGGTTGCGGTAGGCGATGGCGATCCCGGTCAACTCCGGGATGATGGGGAACGGTGCGCGCGGCATCTTATCCTCCTGTTATCCCTGGATCTGACCCAGGATGATGAGCACGTCGATGATGTCGCCGGACACTCCGGCGGACAGGGCCCGGCCCACGATCTGGGCGTTGACCCCGGCGGCCGGAGCGGCGGCCACGGCCGTGCCGTTGGCGCCGGCCGTGAGCCACGCGCCATAGGTGACAGTGCCGCCCAGACTCACCTCGGCGATGCCGGTATGGATCACGTCGAGGCGTTCGCCATCGGTGACGTCGAGGCGCTCGGCCACACCCAGGATGGCGTCGGTGCTGGCCGTGGCCACGGCCATGGTGCCGTCGGTGGCGCCCGCCTTGACAAGGGCCCGGGCGGTCACAGCACCGCTGGCCACATAGGTTTTGGTCAATCCCGGATTCATTTGCGGGTTCCCTCCTGGGTTTCGCGCATCACCTCGGCCTGTGCTTCGGCGAAGCTCATGGTGCGGCCGGCAGCCTCGGCCTGGTCGACCTTGTCGCGGATCTTGGCGGCCATCTCATTGGCGTTGAGGTCACCGGTCTTGCCGGCGGCGCGGCCATGGGTGGCGATTTCGCCGAACTCGACCTGGACCGGGAGGCTTTCGAGAAAGGCTTTGAACACGTCGGTGACGGGCTTTTTCACCGTCTTGTCGCCCTCGGCGAAGTCCATGGTCCCGGCCCCGTCGAGCCGCTCCATGAAATCCACGGCCAGACCCCGCTGGAAATCGGTGAGCTGGCCCGTGGCCGCGAGCCCCTCGCAGAACCGGGCGATCTCGCCCCGGCGACCGGTGGCCACGGTGGCGTCCACGCGGTTGGTCAGGGCCTGGTTGGCCATTTCCAGAGCGGCGATTTGCCTGTCCTTGGCGGCCATGGCCTCGGAAAACTCGGCCATTTTGGCGTTCAGGGCCGCCAACTGGACGGCCGTGTCGTTGCTGCCCGTCATGGGCGCCTCCTTGAAGGCCGGAGAACCGGCCGGTTTGTCGTTGTGCGGCAAGGACAGACCCAGGAAGTCCGCGAAACGGGCAAAAAAGGATTTCTCGGGGTCCTGGGGCTCGCCGAACTCAAAGGTGGACGCCTCGCCTTCGGCGAATTGCACGTCCTTGAGGCCTTTGATGGCCGGGGGCACGGCGCCGAGAAAACCGACATGGCGCAAATCCCCGCCCGGATAGAGGCTGATTGAACGCTTTTTGAACCGGCCGGCCTTGACCAGGTCGGCGAACTCCGGGGCAACGTCCTTGAAATCAGCCTTGAGCACCGTCCCCTCGCGGTAGACCCGATCCACCCAGCCGTAAGCCGGCGCATTATGCTCGGGATGGCCGATGACCAGCGGGGCCTCGTGTCGGGCCGGGTCGTAGGCCGCGATGCGGTCAAGGTCGACCTCGGTGAACGTGTGCGGGCGGCCGGCGCTGTCCACGTGGTCGCCGGCCCGAAAAACTTCCACGCCTTTGAACGGATCATTCATTGCTGCCTTCCTTGCAGTAGGGAGCGAGTTGCCAGGGCACCGGCAAAAGCGCCCGCAGCTCGCCCGGAGAAATGACGCGGCCTTGCGGTGGGATGATGCTGTGCTCAGCCAAGATGTATGCAACAAGCTGGGAACAGACCGGCCGGCGCATGACATTGCGCACCTGGCTCCAAGCCAGTTGCAGCAACGTCCGGAAACCATAACCGAGCCGAGCGCTCACCAGATTGAGCGCAGTCTGTTTGATGCCGGCCGCCGTCTTGTTCCAGCAGACGATCGGGTGGATCAGGATATCGCCGTCGAATCCGTCGAACCGGGCCGATGCCCGAGACAGGACCACCCCTTCGGGCATGGCTTCGACCAGCATGATGGAGCCGTAGAGATTGAGGCCCAGCGAGCTATGCGATCCACCCGGCTTGTGCCGCCGGATGACCTTGGACAGGGTGTCATCGCCCAGCCAGGTGACGACGAACACGTCGAGATCCGGCCGGAGCTGGTCATAAGGGATAACGCCTTGGGAATGCTGCATGGCAATCATCGGTGCGCCTCCGTCACGGGGCAGGCGCCGCCGGTCAGGGCGACCTCGATGCGATCCAGCCGCCCGGCCAAGCCCTCCAGGTCGGCAAGGTGCTCGGCCAATTTGTCGCGCTCGGCCGTAACGCGGGCCAGGTCCTTCCGGGATTCCTCCAACGCATCACGCAGGGATGCCGAATCCTCCCGAGCCTCGATCAAATTGACGGCCAAAGTCGCCACGGTATGCGGCGAAAGGACCATCACATGGGCGGCGCCAAAGCCGGCGCATGCGGCCATGCAAAGCAGCACGATGCCCGGCCAGATGCTCGATCGTTTGTCAGCCATTGCCGCCTCCCTTGCGCGCACCGTCCACGATGGCCTGGGCGGCCACATACACAGCGGCCAGGGCCGCGATGGCGACCTGGGCCGCCTGGGGCAGTGCGAGTCCCAGCGGGTTCTGGGCCGCCAAGGCCAGGATGGTCCCGGCGGCAACCCAGAGCTTGCGGCTGGCGAGGCGGGACTCGGCCCTGGCCAGGAGCGGCGCGGCCATGGGGGCCACGATATTGCCCAGCTCGGCCGCCACCTGGGCAGCGACCGGCTGGGCCGACACAATGGGGTTGTCGGGTTTGGTCGCGGGCGCCTCGTCAACAACGGGGGGCTGGACGGGCTGCTGGGCGGACTGCGGGTTGGCCATGCCGCTGGCGATGGCCTCGGCCACGGCCCGGAGCAGCTCCGGGGTCATCAGGCTGGCCGCCGAGGACGTGGGCTGCTCAGGCATGGTGCGCCTCCGTGGGCCAGGCGCCGCCGGGGATATGGGACCGGACCGCGTCCGGGTAATGATTGGCCGGATTGTCCCAGTTGCCAGGGCCGCCGTTGTAGGCCCGCAGCACGCCGTCCCAACCGCCCCGCGCGAAGTAGCGGTCCCGCAGCCGGGACAAATACAGGGCGCCCCAATACAGGCCCTTGTCCGGGTCGCACAGCTCCGGGAACCAGCCCCGGAAGCCGTTGCACCGGGCGGTCTCGCCCATGACCTGGAGCGGTCCCCAGGAAATGGCACGACCGACGCGCTCGGTATCGGCCGAGCAGCCGTGCGGCACGAAATTCATAGGTTTGCCGTCGAGATAGCGGCGGAAAAAACCGGGCTCGTACCGGATGGCGCAGGGATTGCCGCCGCTTTCCTGGAGCACCTGCGCCCGCAGGATCTCCGGCGGCAGACCGAATTGGTCCGCCGTCATCACGATCAGTTTGTCCAGATCGGGACTGATGCCGCTCTCGGCCATGTCCGCACCTCCATGCACAATGATGGGCGGACCATAGCGCGCGGCCAAAATATATTCGCCCGCATGGTGCGGGCGAAAAAGATACGGGCCGTCGATACAGGGAGATGGAGGTGGTTCGCTAAACCAAGAGGAGCGTTATGACGGAAACCGCTGTGCTGCTGAAACTCGTCGAGAGCATCGGGTTTCCGGCGCTCATTTTTGCAGTTTGGTACCTGTATCATCGCTCCCAGGTCAAGGCCTGGGAATCGCAGATGACCAACATGAAAGAACGCGAGGAGCGCATGTTCGGCCTCCTCACCGGCCAGCTCGAAGCGTTGCAGTGCATCGTGGCCCAAAACGCCCGGATCGAATCTAAAATTGACATGAACCAGTGGTGCCCGCTGGTCAGGGAGAAGTCACATCATGCGGGATGAATTGCTCAAGGCGCGCGGCCGACTGGCCGAAGACCGCCGCAGACGCGGCGAATTGTCCCTGGAGGGCAAGGGGCTCGTTATTCTCCTGCGCGAAGCCCTGGACCCTTTCGAGCCTGACCTGGCCCGACTGCGCATCCCCGAAGCCGGCGCCAACATGAAACGCCTCGTGGCCATCCACGCCGAACTGCGCGAGCTGGACACCCGGATCGATGAGCTGGCCGACGCCCTGGGACACGCCGATGGCTAAAGAAGCCCTCCACGGCTTGGAAGCCGAGCGCCTCTACGTCATCGAGCAATGCACGCTGGCCGAGATCGCCGGCCGGCTGGATGTCAGTGCCCGTACCCTCCAGTCCTGGAAGACCAAGGGTGACTGGGACACCAAGCGCCGGGCCTATCTGGCCAGCCGGCGCAGCTTTCACGAGGAGCTGTACGAGTTCGGCCGCGACCTCCTCGCCAACATCCGCGAAGACCTCAAGGAAGGCCGCGAGCCGGGCACGGGCAAGCTTTATACGCTCGGCCGGCTGCTCGGGAACCTGCTCAAGGTCAAGGACTACGAGGATGTGGCCGCCAAAAAGGAAGACATGGCCAAGGGGCTGACCCCGGACATCATCCGGCTGATCGAAAAAGAGATCGGCCTGACCGGCGACGATGGCCAAGCATAGCAAATACTTCCTGCCCTATCAGGGGCGGTGGCTGGCCGACGCCTCCCGGATCAAGATCTGGGAGAAGTCGCGCCGCATCGGTGCGACCTACGTCCAATCCTACGAGGACGTGCGTGACTGCGCGTCCAAGGCCGTGCCCAAGGTCTGGTTCTCCTCGGCCGACGAATCGGCCGCCCGGGAATACATCGAGTACTGCGAGAAATGGGCCAAGCTTTTCCACCTGGCCGCTGAAAACCTCGGCCTGGTGCTGCTCGACTCCGAAAAGGACATCAAGACCTTCACCATCCAGTTCGCCAACGGGACCAAGATCCACGCCCTGTCCTCGAACCCGAAGGCCTTCCGATCCAA